CCATGCCGCTCCTTCCAGCTTGTAATCATCGTCAGTGCCAAAGAATGCGTGCTTCCCTGTTCCATACTTCTTAGACCATGGAAATCCAGAGGAGGTGTCTCTGGGCACCTTCTTGCCTTTGAGACCCTCAATCCCAAGCACTGCCTCTTCCACACTGAAAAGCCCCCGAAAAGACTTCTCAGTAAGGGACCAGTGCTTCTTCATGGCCATAGCCACAATGCTTGCCATCCTTGGCACAGGCTTGTAAATCAGTGCACTCTGGTACGGAGTCACAGCCTTCACCATAGGAATAACCATCTTCCCAGCTGAAGGGTCATAGAAGGGACGCAGTTTGGCTGGCAGCCGTACTGGATCTCCATGCCCCTCATAACCAGATGGCTTGAGCTTGGTCTCAATGGGCAAACTTACCCCATACTCCAATGGAATCTTTCCAAGTGGGATAAACGACCCTGCAATCAGGCCAGTCTGCTCGTGCGCAAGCAGCTGCTCAGGTGTGAGCGGCTCGAGGCTTATGCCATTGGCAGCAAGGTCCTCAACGAACCTGTCCTCAATCATCTTGTGTGCCTTGCAAACCTCCTCAACGGTCTCCCTGCAAACAATGGTAGCATATCCATGCCTTGCGAGCACATCAGTGCGACCAGCCACATGGATGCCAAGGATGCACCCACCCCAATGACGTGCCTCAGCAATCATGAGTGGAGCACCGCAATCTCCCGCCTGCGTGGGGGCCTTGTACCTGAAGTATGTGTCAACAGAGCGGCCACTGGCATAAACCAAGTCTGTGCCATATACGCACTCATTGCTCAGGAACACATGCCTATCAAGATCATGCTTCCCGCCGATGTTGCGATACCTGGCAACGTCCAGTCTAACTGGCACATTGCCCTTCTTGCTCAGAACTTGGGACACACCCTTTTCAGGGATGAAATAGCCCACAATGTCACGGTGTGCCTTCACACACCCACGCCCCATCTCAAGGAACCACAAATCCGAATCCTCGTAAACGGTGCTCTTGAAGCCCATCAGCTGTGCCACTGTGAGTTTAAGCGTGTGGCGAGACTGAGCAGCACTGACAAACAGCACCTCCTCATCAGGATCCTGGTGCTCAAGGGCAAGCTTGAAGTGGTGGGGCATCAAGCACAAGGTGTCACGCACAAAAAGAGCCTGTCCAAGACTCTCATCCCCAACAACAACCTTATAGGTGTTGGCATAGGTGATATCTTGGCGCCGATCCTCTGGTGGAGAACCGAGCTGCTCCTTTGGCATGGGCCGCTTGTACTTAGTGGCCTCAGGCTTCACAATGCCCTCATTGTGGACACTCTGCT